AAACACTTAACATTATAATGGCAGGAACTGGCGCTGGTAAATCTTTGTTTATGTGTCATTGTGCCGCTGCCAATATGATGGCAGGTTATAATGTTTTATACATTACTTTGGAAATGGTCGAAGAACGTATTGCCGAACGTATTGACGCCAACCTTTTAGATATTAAGATGGAAGAACTGCAAATTATCCCAAAGGAATCATATCAGAAAAAGATAAATCGTCTGAAGGATAAAGTAAAGGGTAAACTCAAAATTAAAGAATATCCAACGGCAAGTGCTGGATCGGCGAATTTCCGACATTTACTTAACGAGTTAAAGGTCAAAAACAATTTTATACCAGATATTATCTATATTGACTATTTGAATATCTGTACATCATCGAGGATAAAAAATGGAACCAACGTCAATTCTTATACCCTTGTCAAAACAATCGCAGAAGAATTGCGAGGACTCGGGGTGGAACACAATGTCCCTATCATCAGCGCGACTCAGACGAATAGAAGCGGATTTGCGGACAGCGACGTATCGTTGGAGAATACGTCAGAATCCTTCGGACTCCCAGCCACAGCTGATTTTATGTGTGCACTTATCACGTCCGAAGAACTTGAAAGCCTGGGCCAAATTATGGTTAAGCAGCTTAAGAATAGATACGGTGATCCCAGTTCTAATCGTAGGTTTGTTGTTGGGATTGATCGTTCCCGTATGAGATTATACGACGCCGAACAATCGGCTCAGGATGATATCATGGACGATGGTCCGGTATTCGACAAAGGTAAGTTTATGGAACGAGATAATTTTGAAGGAAGTTTGTTGAGTAAATTTGAAGATTTTAAATAGTGTTAAGGCAGCTTCGGCTGCCTTTTTTGTTTTTATAAATACAACTAAACTCCATTTAAAACTTGAGGATTAATATGCTTAAATTTGCTGAATATTTGTTAGAGAATAAGAAAAAACATTATCACGAAAAAACACGTCCACATTTCAGCTTAGATCCCGAACGTGAAAAAATTCTTCAAAAAGTGTATGGCGATAAAGGCTTAACAAGAGCTGATATCTTACAATCACTTCAAATGTTCGTCAACCAAAGAGAAGAACCAGAAAGTGGTAATGATAAATCTTCTCTATCCGAGTCTATTAAAGTATCTTTCAGTAGTTATTTCTTGGCCGAAAGAGATATGTCTAATGAAGAAAAGTTATCCAAAGCAGAAAAAGAAAGATTAAAAAAAATAAATGATGCGAAGGGTAAAGTTTTTGAATTGGCGGTTGGTGATCGTATCGCAAAAATGGCCGGTAAAGATTTAGAAGATAATAGACCTAAAGGCAAAAAAGCAGCTGATATTCTTCAGAAACAAAGAGAAATATTAGGCGAAGATTATTTCAATGAAATAATGCAACATTCGAATGATCATGCTGATTCTTTAATTGATCATTTTGAAAAAACCGGAGTTTTAAATCGAGGTAATATTCATAGCGTCCATTGGACTTCTTTGGCAGATTCTAATAATAAATTAGGTGATCACGAAAAATTAACCGGTCAAAAAGATTTAAACCAATATGGCGATATTATTATTTCTCATAAGGGTGAAGATGGTAATATGAATTATGTTCCTGTATCTTTAAAGTACGGAACTAATGCAAAGCCAAACTACAAAAACTCTGGTTTAAATTCTTTGGAAAATTTCTTTGGTATGAAGTCTGGAACTTTAACCGGCATTAAAGAAAAGACCATGGGAAAGATTAAAGGTCTTTATGGTAATGTATTTAATCGGGATACCGATACTGCAAACCATGAAGAAGTTTTCAAGCCCATGCGAGATAAATACGATTCAGAACTTTCGGATTATAAAACGCAAAGAGATCAATACATTAAAGATAACTTAAAAGTTCTTCACGATCAACATAAATCTTCTGGCGGAAATTTAAACAGAGCAATGTTTAAACAAAAAATGCTAGACGAATATCCTGAATTTTCTCCTTCCGAAGAAGTAAAACCTTATGCCGGATCCACTAATATTGATCTTGAAGGCCGCTCGGAAATGGCAAAGGCTATTCACGAGCATAGTAGAAAAAGATTGGCGGAAGATGGTCATGATGGCCATTTAAGAGATTTTATCCGAGAATCTATTAGCCCATCAACAATTCACACAACATATGTTTCTCATGGCCATGTTCAATCTGACGGTAGTGTAAAACACATACATTTTGACCCAACCGAAACATTGAATGCATTGTTAGACGAATATAAAGATTTACATACACACCATACAGGTGGAATGGGGTATCAAATCCGAGGTGTTCATAAAGATACAGGCGAAACTCATGTTATAGGTACTCCTAGCATAAAAGCAGGCAGCGGGGTTTTCCAAGGAACTAACGGAACCTTCACGGCTAACCTAAAAAATCCGACTAAAGTAGAATCAGATTATGTTCCTAATTATGGTGGGAATAACACTGCCACAAAATCTACGAATTCGCAACCATCTTTAAATTCAGATTCTTCTCAAGGCGGTTATGATTTTTATTCAAAAAAACACAAAGAATTACCTGAAAAAAAAACTTCTGAATTAACTGATGATGTACCAGCCCGTCCAGAAAATGTAAAAGAATTAATTGGGCAGTCTAGATCGGGTTCATTAGCTAGTGCCGTTGGACGTGCATTCAAAGGGTCCAGAAGTTCAGCCGGTTTGGGTGGTAGTTCTGGGTCTATGTCATCCCCTTCAACATATATGCATAAAGCGCAATCTTATACAAAAAGAGAAAAATAAGGTATACACATGATTGAATTTACAAATTATTTAAATGAAGCGGCTAACGATTCTCAGCCCAATACACAAACGCATTTGCAGCATCCAAACTATCTTATTTTTCCCCCTTCGGAAAAAAGTGGTATGGAACCACACGAGGGCCATACTACAACTGGTCAAGCATTTAAAGCTTTGGGTGATTTTTATAATCATTTATCCGGCAAAAAAAGAAATGTACCAACCAGTGTATCTACCAAAATGGATGGAGCACCCGCAGTCCATATAGGTAAAGATGAAAACGGTAGGTATTTTGTTGCAACAAAATCTATGTTCAACAAAAATCCAAAAATCAATTATACTGAACAAGATATTGATGATAACCACGGTCATGCCCCAGGCTTGGCCATGGCGCTAAAAGATGTATTGAAACATGCGCATAAGATGATTCCTTCTGACGCCAAACCTGGTGAAGTTTACAAAGGAGATTTACTGTTTGGCGGTGACCGTCCTCTTCAAAATAATGGAGATGGTAGTGTTTCGTATCACCCCAACCTTTTGAAATATTCATATCCAGAAAATTCTGAACATGGCACCAAGGCCTCTAATGCCAAAATTGGATTCGCCATGCATACATTTTATGGCAAAGATGGAAACGCAGTCCCGTTGACAAGTAAACAAAGAAGTAAAATTCCAGATCACCCAGATGTATTTCAATACAATCCCGAGGTTTCGGTAAATCCAGAACATTTTTCTCCGGAAGATCATAAAAGTTATCAAGAGCGTATGCAAAATGCTCAAAACATATATTCTAAAATTAAACCTGAATTTTATGATTCTATCTCCAAGCACGGAGATTTAATGCAAATCTTTATGAACTCAAGGGTTCGTGCTGGACAAGGAAATGATAGAGCCAGTGTTGAAGATTACAAACAGTTCTTGACGGATAGGGCTAATAAAGATATCAGTAAATTAAAAACTGAATCCGGTCGTGCCAGAAAATCCGCAATGCATGCGGGATTAATGCAACAAATTACTGGTAACGAAAAGGGTGTACAACATCTGTTTGATTTGCATCATGAATTGAATCATGCTAAAAATACTTTGGTGGATGTCGCTAATAGAAATTCTCCCGAAACAGTTTCATTACCGAACGGTTCATCAACTAACCATGAGGGTTACGTGTCAGCTCATAAAGATGACGAGGGTAATCCATTCACTGTTAAAATGGTTAACCAAGGCGGGGATGGGTTTGCTTCTCATAATTTGGCAGGACAAGGAAATGTTCAGCAACAAAGATCGCAACAGCCAGTTCAAGAAGGGTTCAATCCTTTTGGAAGAAAAAAATCCGATGGAAGTGACCATAAAGTAATTGCATTCATCCGAGCAAATCCTATTACAAGAGGTCATGAAAGCCTTATCAATAAGGTTAAAGAAGTTGCAAGTAATTTGGGAGCCAGACATAAAGTTATTTTCTCTCATTCGCAAGATCCAAAGAAAAACCCGCTTAGTGTAGCCCAAAAGCTGCACTTTGCAAAACATGCTTTCCCTGGTGTTAATTTTGGTTCTTCCTCCAAAGAAAGGCCAGACTTGTTATCTCATTTATCTGATTTGCATGCCAAGGGCGGAACAAGAAATGTCACTATTGTTGGCGGTTCGGATAGAAAATCAATGGCAGATTTAGCTAATAGGTATAATGGGGTTGAAGGGAAACACGGATATTATAATTTCGATTCTATCAATTTTGAACAGGTTGGTGACGAAAGAGGAGAATCAAATCCTGTTTCTGGTACTGCTGCCAGAGAAACTATTAGAAGAGGCGATAGAAAAGGTTTTAACAAATATTTTGCTCCAGTTAAAATGCCGCCAGACGAAGCAAATAAAATGTATGATGAAGTAAGAAAGGGTATGGGATTAGATCAACCAAAAATGAATACTGAAAGTTATCTTGTAAACTTACTTAAATCTCGATTATTATAAATACAAATGTTAGTGCAAGTATAGGCCACGGCAGACCTTGCTATTACGGATAAGCCTAAAGGGAAACTCCAAGATAAATGATAAAGAAAATTTCTAAGAATGTCACTCAGCTAGTCGAACAGCGATTTGACACGTCTGTCGTGCCTGTCACTAACAAACAACGTCAATCTTTTCAGAAGAAATCCGAGCAATCTGGTTATCCATTGCATATTATTGAAGAAGTATATGCACGTGGCTACATTGAATCAGAAAACGAATCTTTAACTCCGGAACAAAATGGGTTTGATAGAGTCAACTCATTTATTGCCAATGGCCGAGCAGTTAAACTAGACGAAGATTTGCTAACTCAATCTGTACTTTACGAATTGAGAAAACTAGCAAGAAGATATAATGTACCATTGGCCAAAATTATCAGAAAATACAAAAAAAATATCGGTAAAGATAAGTTTAACTTGCCAGGACATGATGAACATTCATCTGCAGTTTCTAGACTTAAACCTTATCTTTCGAAGGCCAAACGGCATTTTCATTTTGGAGAAGAAATTAATTCCGACGATCCAGAAAACAGATTTATTGGCACGGATTCATTAACACAAATCTATAAAGATGAAACTCCAGGTCAATCAAAGGCCAAGACGGTCAAAAGGGTGATCAAGGAAAGATTAATTCATACTGGTAATAAATACAAATTAGTATCAAAAAAGACAGGCAGACATCTAGGCACTTTTGATTCCAAAGAAGATGCGATAAAGAGAGAACGCCAAATTCAATATTTCAAACATAAGGGCGAATGAAATGGATAATAAAGATTTAGTACAAAGTTTTAAAGTTGCGTTGGCAGACACATTTGCTTTTTATTTGAAAGCTCATAATTTCCATTGGAATGTGGAAGGCCGTAGTTTCGGAGAATATCATACATTTTTCGGAGATCTATACACTGAAGTGCACGGGGCAGTTGATTTAATCGCAGAACATATTCGTACCTTTGATGCTTATGCACCAGGTTCTTTTTCTCGTTTCTCTGAATTATCAAATATTTCAGACGAGAACAATGTTATTCCTTGTGAAAAAATGATGCAAATTTTAGAACAAGATAACAAAACTTTGATTCTTACATTGACTAAAGCTTACAAAGCAGCAGAAGCTGCCGGTAAACTCGGATCAGCAAACTTTATTCAAGACAGAATTGATGTTCACGAAAAACATGGTTGGATGCTACGTTCTTACTCAAAGGGTAAACACTAATGTCAAAAGAAAAAGGCCTGGACGGTAAAGCTTGTTGGGACGGTTATAAACTAGCGGGCACTAAAAAGAAAAACGGAAAAACAGTTGATAATTGTGTTCCTATCAATAAAGAAGAAAATGAACAGAATTTTGAGCTTTACACTCGTTTAAAGAATAAAAACAAAAAACTTGAGGCCAAAGGTCAAATTCAAAAAAAGATTATTGACGAGGCTCAAAGCGTGGGCGAAAGAGTCAAAAAAATTGTTGCTCAAAAAAGAGCAGAAGAAATGATGAAGAAAAAACCTTCAAAGGTTGTTGAAATTAATCCTGAATTAAAAGAACCTGATATTAATGAAAATATTTCATTAACAGTTAAAAAAGTAATTTTGGAAAAAAGTTTAAAAGAACAACAAATTTTAAATGAAGTTGGACCCCTCGCAATTCCTGCTGTCGCGACTTCTCCAGAATGGGGCCCAGCCCTTTGGGCTGCTTTAGCAGGAGCGGGTATTTATGGCGTACATTCTTTAAATAAATTAAAGGGTTCTAAAGTAGAATCCCCGGCTTGGTTAAAAAGTCTTCTAAAGGGAAAAAGGTGGCAACCAGTAAGTAAAGAAACGGCCAATCCGCCGACTCTTATTACTCCCCTGTCACAAAGGAAAAAAACTCGAACAATAATTCCCGATCCCGAAGTACAAAAATCTGCAACTAAAATACAACAACCTTCGGCTTCGACGCCAGTAGTTTCTACCCCTGTGGCACCTGTGGTTGGTAAACAGTCAAATATTCCTGGAAGAAAAATTGACCTTGGAGCATTTTCTGGTTTAACAAAGGGAAAAATATCTACTCCAGAAGTGAGTGTTTCGCAACAAGCATCTGCTGCCAAAGCTGCTGTAGCAGCAGCCGAGGGCAAAAAAGAACAAGAGAAATTTGCTAGACAAGCGGCTAGTATGGCTCATGGTCAAAAAATAACTAATGCCGAAACCAAAGCTGCTGCAGCTGCTGCAGAAGGCAAAAAAGAACAAGATAGAATTGCTAAGCGAACAGCTAGTTTGGATTATGGTCAAAAAGTAACTGGAGCCGAGGCTGCGGCGAAAAAAGAACAAGATAGAATTGCTAAGCGAACAGCTAGTTTGGATTATGGTCAAAAAGTAACTGGAGCCGAGATCAAAGCTGCTGAAGCAGCAGCCGAGGGCAAAAAAGAAAAAGATAGAATTGCTAGGCAAGCGGCCAGCATGGATTATGGTAGAAAACATATAGAAGGAATAGGTAAAGATATTGATCTTCCCACTTCCCAAGATAAGGATATTGCTACCAAACCAAAAACAGATAGTCCTGGGGTTCCAGGCGTAGGGGTAACAGGAGGAACTGCCGCCCTTGGTCTTACTGGCCTAGGTCTTGCCGCAGCTTCCTTATCAGCCGTAAAGTCTCAAAGACAAACAGGTTCTGGTAAAAAGAAAAAGAGGGGAGGATATTTCTCCGGCTCTGACAAAAAATCTGAAATAGCAGCAGCACCAACTGTTAGTGGTGGTGATACCGCAGGTAAATATAAACATATGGCAACACCATATGTAAAAAGGGATGGGTTTTCGGGAAAACGTAAAGATACTAAGGCAAAAACTGTCGAAAAAATGGAAAAATTATTAAAAAAAGTAAAAGGTAGTAAGAAATATGAAAAATAAACTTATATTAAGTTTTTTGGAATTTGAAGAAAAAAGATCCATTAAACAAGAAAATCCTTTTGCGGATGCCATTAATATTAAAGAACAACAAAGCGGGTCTCCTGTTGCTAAACCAGTAAAGGTTACCAAGGGTTCCAAATCCGAAGAAGATGAACCAGTTTCCAGTATTTCGGTAATGAATAATATGTTGAAGGGATTATCAGCTGATCAAATATCCAGATCATTGGGAATTGGATCTGGTGGTCTCGGCGATGAAGCGAAATATATTGGACAAAAAGTTTCAAAAGAACTGAGTAGGTTTAGATCCCAACCAGCAAATTATTTTGCGGGAAAATGGAATAAAGAAGGAACTCCATCAAAATCTAATATTCAAATTGCAACAGATTTTAGGGATAGATGGAAAAAGAAAACAACTCAAACAACTCCTTCAAATAAAACCGCATCACTGACTGGAGAAACGCAATCAACTCCTTCAGATGAAAAAGCATAACTAACTAGAGTAATGGGAGATCCTAGATTAACCAAATCAGAAAAGAATAGATTAGATGCTACAATGCAAGCAAGGGCCCAAGAGCCAAATACTGGACAATCTAATGCTGGATCTGCAACAGAAAGCGATTCAAAAAAATTAAAATCCAGGTTTGCGAGTTTAAGATCTCCGGCTAATCGGGTGGGTTATGATAGAGACGGGAATCAGTAATAATATTTAAATATAAATAACATATAACAAATACCATTTTCAAGGAGAAAGCAAATGGCACAATGGGGTTCTAGCGACGCCGATTCAAACTCTGCGATTTTCGCAGCAGCTCAATTGAAGGTCGCTCCTAACACATCAAATCGTGATGCATTATTCGGTAATACTACTGCTGACGCATTCACAACAGGTACAACTATCGGTCAATACGCAGTTGATGATAACGAAATCGCAGCCGCCAATGGTTCTGTGGCTCACACTGGTTGGGTTTTAAGAACTGTTGGTACAGGCGGTCGTTCCGGTCGTGTAATGACCGAAGTATTGGTGGCTGGTGGTATTTCCACTGACTCTGAAGATACAGTTTATCCTGACTTCACTATCTATATCACAACTCAACCTTCAGCTGCAACAGCTAACACAACTGCCGCAGAAGAAGCTACGTTTACAGTTGTTGCTGGATCTAATGGTAATACCACTTTGACCTATGCTTGGACATATGCGAACGGTGATGCTATTCAGGCTGGTGCTAACGTCGGTAACACAACCCAGACAACTCTTACAGTTAACTCTGCCGTTGAAACTGCCAACGTCTCGTACAAGGTTACAGTCTCTGCTACTGGCGCTGATGACGTAATCTCTTCTAACGCTGCCTTGACTATTACTACATAATAGAACAATATGGCTAATACTGGTACAAAAGTATCTGCATTGCCAATTGCGGCAAATGCAGCCGTTGATGATAGGGTCTTGATTCTTCGAGACCCTTCAGGCACACCATCAGTTCGCACAATTACAATGTCTAATTTATCCGCGAACTTAGTTATTTCTAATTCTGTTCCGGCTAATTCAACGGCCACCGGAGTTAGAGGATATGTTGCAATAGATACAGATTACATTTATGTATGTGTTGATACTAATACTTGGAAACGAGCAGCGCTTACTACCTGGTAATTATGGATAAATTGACTGAAGATAATTTCGTGCTTTATTGCGCGCAACATTATGATAATTCCAGATATACTTCAACCGAAGAGTTTCTAAACGACTTAAGTAGGTTGAAATATATTAAAAAGTTGATAACACGTTATCTTCAAAGTGGCGATTTAAAAGAAAGATTGATACTTAATCATATTATAGTTCTTAATAATTGTTTCGGACCACAGGCTTTGAATAAAATTTTATATTTGAAGTTAAAAGAACAAATGAAATACGTCAAGCCGTTTTTGATCTTATTGCAAATATTACCTGATCACATATATGATGTTGGCGATGAGTCAATAATAGATACTACTTTGATCGAAATGGATCCAATAATAATAAACAAATTAAGGGAAGTATAATGGACGGCGGAGCAGTTACAAACACAATAGGTGGCGGTCAAGTTGCTA